CTTGTTGGGATTTTTATTCAGATCCAAATGCAACAAATATAAATGATTGTGATTATGTAATTCAAAGACATTCATTAAACAAACAACAGTTTTCTGATTTAAGAAAAATGCCTTTCTTTAATGAGGAAGCTATTGACCATTGTTTAGAAGAAGGACCTAACTATCAAGTTAGAGGATATGAATCTTCTTTATACAATAGAGAAACTGTAGAGACAATATATAAAAATAGATTTGAAGTATTAGAATATTGGGGTGTAGTAGATAAAGACTTAGCAACACAATGTGGTATTGAAAGTGATAAAGATGTAATTAATATCAATGCTTGGATATGTGGTGGTAAAGTTTTAAGAATGGTAGAAAATCCATTTACTCCTACTAGAATACCTTTTATGGTATGTCCTTATGAATTAAATCCATATCAATTCTTTGGTGTTGGTGTTCCAGAAAATATGGAAGACTCACAGCAAATTATGAATGGTCATGCAAGAATGGCTATTGATAACTTAGCACTTGCAGGTAATATGGTATTTGATGTTGATGAAACACAACTTGTACCTGGTCAAGATATGAAAATATTTCCTGGTAAAATATTTAGAAGACAAAGTGGACAACCAGGAACATCTATTAATGCAATTAAGTTTCCTAATAGTACGCAGGAAAACATGATGATGTTTGATAGATTTAGACAGTTAGCTGATGAAGCAACTGGTATACCTTCATATTCACATGGACAAACAGGTGTACAATCAACTACAAGAACTGCAGCGGGTATGTCAATGCTTATGGGTGCTGCAGCTTTAAGTATTAAAACAGTTATTAAAAATATAGATGACTATTTACTCAAACCCCTAGGAGATAGTTTCTTTCATTGGAACATGCAGTTTAATGCTGACATGCCACATATAAAAGGTGATCTTGAAATTAAAGCAAGAGGTACATCATCTTTAATGCAGAAAGAAGTTAGATCTCAAAGACTCATGACATTTATGCAAACAGCAGCTAATCCTGCTCTAGCACCTTTTGTTAGATGGCATACATGTTTAAGAGAAATAGCAAAAGCATTAGATATCGATCCTGATCAATTAATTAATGATCCAGAGAAAGCAGCTATCTATGCACAAATAATGGGAATGGCAAATGGGAATCAAGCTAATACAACCGCTACTGGAGAACAAAGTCCAATGGCAACAACTGGAGAAGTACCTGCAGGAGCTGCAGTCACAGATCCAACAGGAAATGGAGGTGGCAACATCGGAGTCGGCAATATTCCGATGCCAGGGGAAGCTGGTTTTGCTTCGCCAGATCCTCAATCTACCAACGGCAAACAAACGCAGTAAAGAAGGTGATTAATGGCAATACAGTATTCATTAAGTTATGACGCACAGGGTAATCCTTCGTTAGTTAAGAATACTACAACTGGATCAGCTCCAGTTATTAAAACAGATAATTTTACTGTTGGAGAATATTCTCCTAAAAGAAGTATCATGACTGATTTTAATTTTGATGATGCTTTTAGTCCAGAACAACAATATAAAATATTACAAACTTATATTGCAGATAATGACTCGGATCCTGATAATGATTTACCTAATCTAGATGAGCAATCTAAATTTTTTAAACAAAGTTTTGAAACTGCAGCTGCTAGAGATGAAGATGGAAAAGTCATAGGTGGATTAACACTTAAAGAAAAATTAAAAATGAGTTCTGTTGATGCTTATATAAATGCAAAATTAAATCCTATTCAATCAGCATTTGTAGGTTCAATACCAATTATAGGGACTATACACAGAGCAGCTGTATATGCAGGGTCTAAATTTGTAGATCCATATTATGATCCAGCTCATAAAGATTATTATTATATAGGATATGGTGCAGAATCAGAACAAGGCGAAAAAATAGTTAATAAAAGACTTGAAAAAGCAGGTGGAGTTGAAGTAGATGATATGTATATGTATGGCACTGATTATCAAGGATCAGGAGATGATTCACCACCTACAACATCACCTAATAATATCCCTCCAGGAATAAGAGAAGATACTCCAGGCGGTGGAGAATTCTCATCTCCTAGTGGAGGTGGATCTGATTATAGTCCACCAAGTCAAAGCAGTCCATCTCCAGGATCACAAGGTCCAGGTGGGTCTGATGAAATGGGAAGTTTTTAATTATGGCAGTAGATTATAGAGGACAACCAATAACTAATCAAACAGCATTTACTACTACTGGTATAATGAATAAAAAACCAGCAGCATTAAAGCCATTGAAAATGCCAACAACTCAAGCTGTAGAAAAAAGAGCAACAAAGCAAAGAGTTGTAGAAAAACCACAACCACAAATAGATTTATCGAATTTGAAAGATGATGATAAACGAATATTAAATATTCATTTAACACCATCTTTTAAAAATGTACTCAATAAAGTATTTGGACAAGATGTATTCCCTGAGTTTGGAGTTAAAGAAAACACAGTGAGTATTCCAACAAGTATTATTATTGATAGATTTGGATCAGTAGCTAATTTTAAGCAAATGGTTCGAAAAGATGGAAACAACGTGCCACCTAGTCAAGGTTTAATGACTAGCCCACAAACTACATAGTTTTTGAGCTACCCTTATCCATAAGGCACTCAACCCAATAGGTAAAAGTAATGGAAAAACAAGAAGAAAAAGTTTCTGAAGAAACTAAAGTAGAAGTTCAGGAAGCAAATCCGTACAACAAAGATCGAGGTAAAGATGATCCAGAAGTTGAAGCATTTGCAAAAGGTGAATTATCTAAGTTTCATAGGGAACGAAAACAACAGGCAACCGCAGAAACCGAACAGAAGGACACCGATGCATCTGAAGAGACTGCAGACAAATCAGAACAACAGGCTACTCCTATCGCTGAACGCCCTGC